GGAACTAAATAGACATATCTACCATCATACACACCTCCTACAAACCCTTTACTATTTGCATTAACTGTAGTTGTATCAAATACAGAATATGATGAGGTAGATGTAAATGGTAAAGTTGTGTCATATCGCGTTATTTGACCATTATTGTTAGGAGCTAAATAAAAATATCTACCATCATACACACCACCTACAAACCCAGTACTATTTGCATTAACTGTAGTTGTATCAAAACATGTAACCATATTAGCAGTAATATTTGATACTAAAGTTTGCCAAGTAGCTGTAGTGCCGCTAGTTGCAGCAAGTAACTGTCCTGTTGTTGGAGCCGTAGCTGCACTAACAGAAACTACAGTAGTTGCAGATTGAAGTCCTGTTGCAGTTCCACCGCCAGGAGCAGACCACCCCAAAGTTCCAGTACCATTGGTGAGTGACAATACCTGTCCTGAAGTTCCAACAGTAGCTGGCAATATGTATGTGCTAGAAGCTGCCAAAGTTGGCACAGTTAACTGCACACTGTAGCTGCCGTTGTTCAATGCTATTGCACCAGATGATCTAATCACTGGATAAATTCTGCGATATGCTTCTTCCACTAGCAGTGTGTTGAGGTTGTACGTGAGATTTGATGCTGCACTATCAGTATACGTTAGCGCAGGATTACCTGTAGTCGCATCAGTCGCTAAAGTGAAATCTGTATTCAACACTAAATTGGTGTATCCACCAGCAGTTTTCATCAACCAGAAGCCGCCACCATTTGTGGAGAATCCACTAGCTGAGTTGCTAAGGTCTTGCACAGTGATGACAATGTATCTAAATGAGCTGGTATTCGTGATTGCTACACTTCCATTCTGTGTGGTTAACTGAACTCCACCAGCAAGCAAGGTCAAATTAGTTGTGTCATACGCAGTGTCGGTATAGCAGCTTGCAAGATTGCCGCCGTAAACATTGAAATTGATATTTGTTGGATTATTTGGTGTAGCGTTCAATGCCCAATTGAATGAGTAGGCTTGGAACGCTGTACCGTAGTCGATATTATAGCGTAAGTATGAAGTGGTGTTGCTGCCGCTCCAATCAGTGTGGCCGCCATCCCAAATTTTGTAGCCACTGATACCAATATTATCTGCTGGGTATAGAGTAACAGCAGTTGGAGTTTCATTGCTTGGTGAGGTGTTGTTGCCATGCAAAATATTGCTATCTGTGCCATCAGTGTATGCTGTGACGATAGTGGTGTTCTGTGTAGTTCCAGTCGTGTTCTTGAGAACTCCAGTCGACACTAGCAATGTGGTTATTTGGCCTTCTACTACAGTGAGGTCGGCTGTATTTTGCCATTTACCTGCTGCAAGACTGTACCGATAAATATTTTTGTCAGATAAACTGGTGATATTTGCATCTGCCAAATTGGATGTGTTGAAGGTTGTCCAAGAAGGTACACCAGAAGAATTAGTTGTCAGCACACTGCTGTTAGCTGTCGCAAGTCCAGCAAGGGTATTTGCAGCAGATGAGTAAAGTAATTGATTAGCTGTAGTTGTCGTAGGGTGAGTTACTGTAGACCAAATAGGTGTAGTGCTAGAGCCTGATAACAGCATTTGATTTGCAGTTGCAGTTCCAGAAAGAATGCCTAAAGCTGATGCTGTTGAATAAACTATACCACCATTGCTTGCTGTGAGAGCTGCATTAGCACCACCGTTGCTCATGGATAATGGAAAAGCAGGTATCTGTGATGTAGTGGCTAACGTACCGCTAACAGGCAATGTGACAGCAGTATTTGCGGTGCAAGTCAATGCAGCAGTGTAAGCTCCAACAGTGCTGAAATTTCCACCAATAGTGATAGTGCTAGCACCATTGTTTATGCCGGTTCCTCCGTACGTTCCAGCAAGAATACCAGCGTGCCAGTACCCAGAGGTAACCGTGCCAACTGTAGTGATAGATGATTGGCCGATGTACGCAGGGTCTATATTCACCACCACGTTGCCAGTAGTTGATGAACAAGTGATGTAACCTAGAGTTCCAGCTACACTTATCACACCAATTGCAGATGACTCGAAAGTCGCCCAATTAGTGCCGTCAACTGTACCTTCAAATACTGATGTTTGTCCGTTGAAGCGAATTGTTCCAGCAGCTCCTGCACGAGTAGAGGTGTCGCCCTGCGGAAGCGTCACACCAGCAGTTCCTGGCAATACTGGATTGCTAGCAAGCCCTATGGTGACAACTCCTGTTGCCGCTGATACTGTAGTTTGATTAGTGGTAGCTACGTTGCTGGTGACTCCACCAGATGATACTGTGATAGTGTGTGTTGAATCGTTGAATGTAGCCCCAGATAATGTGTATGGGGTCCATTTGTTTAGTGCTGACCCTGTGGTATACACTAGCAATTGATCATTCACTACGCTGCTTGTGCTGCAATCTGAGAGTAAAGATAATTGAGTAACACCAGCAGAAGGAGTCGTGTTCACGAACCCATTGCCAGCACTATTCCAAGTAATTACTTGGCCGTTAACCAATCCTGTGAACGCACTTTGGTTTGGGAATCCATAATCAATGTTTAGCGTGAGAGAGCCAGTAGTGGTGATTGCCCCATTAGATTTCACCCAAGTAGCTTTGTCGATAAATAATGTATTTGCTGATGTGGTAGAAAATGACGAACCAGTTTGGCAAGCACAATCTATCATCTGACTGTAGTATGGTTGATATGTGCTGGAAATTCCAGTCAATGTGTTTGCGGCAAACCCTCCACTAGCGTAAAAAGTGGTGTGATTCATTGATCCCATGCGAGCAACATTCAACATACCAATAAAGTAGCACTCGGTTGTTTCGTATAAGTTGAAGTTGTTGAAGTTTGCAGAGTATCCGAAATTGATACCATTGCCTCGGCAACCTACACAGCGTACATTGATATTCCCTGTCCATGTTGTTGCAGTAGAAGTATTATTGATGAACCATCCAGTTGCTGATTGATCCACGCATCGTACTTGATTAAATTGCATTTCGCTATCAGCAAAACTGCCGCCAGTTAACGCACAAATATTGATCACACCAGATATTTGCCAACCAGCTTCTAGGCCTTCATATGTATATGGAGCCCCATGTTGAGTGCGAACAGTTGTTGCTAGGATGGTGGTTTCTCTGAAATAGGTGTGAGTTTGTGCAGTATTTTGGAATAGTTGAATGTTTACATTTCGCACAGTCGTGCTAGTTGCATAATACTGAGAGTAGCCACCAGAATTACCGTCTCCTAGCACTACCATTCCATCAGCAAGTAGCGTGATGTGGCGTGAGCCAGGTATAGTCAAATCTTCATCGTACTGACCACCGTTGATGTGGATAATGAATCTATTCATCAAGTTCACATCTGAGTTGCTTGTTGGAGCTCCACCGATAGTGTTGATGGCTGCCATGATAGTGGTGAAAGGTTTGAGTATACTTCCATCGTTCACAGAGCCACTATATTTGTTGTCTACGTATAGAGTAATAGCATTGCTGATGCAGTCGCCAAGATTAGCTAATGGAATAAATCCGTTGCTGTCTAGTGGTGCATAGCCGTTAGCTACATTCTTGTTGGTGGTGCTTTCGCAATTGGCGATATCAGTTGTGGCTAAAGTTATCGTGTTGTTGCTAGTTGTTTTCGCATTAATCGTTAGCGGTACAGATGTAGGAATCTCGGAGGTTTGCAGTACACCACCAACTAAATCAGCCTTTGCTGTTAGTGCAGTGTTGATCGTAGATATATTTCCATTCAATGTAGAGATATTTGTATTTATCGTGCCAAGATTGCTGACAAGTCCAGTCACCATTGATTCGGTGATGTTTGGAATATTTGCGACCGGTACAAGTGAGCTGCTATCCAATGATGCGTATCCACTAGCAACACCTTTGTTGGCAGTTTTTTCGCACGCTGCTAAATCAGTGACTAGATTAACCACTTTAGATTCAGCAATATTTGGAAGGTTCACAAGAGGTACTAGCATGCTATTGTCTAATGGGCAGTAGCCACCAGCAATAGCTTTGTTGATTGTTTTTTCACACGCTAACAAATCGCTCGTCAAGTTGGTGATTTGCGATTCAGGTAGTTCTGGAATATTTGCGATAGGCACTAGCACATTGCTATCTAGCGGTGCATAGCCACCAGGAATATCTTTGTGAGCAGACTTTTCGCACGCAGCTAAATCGGTAGTCAAATTGGTTATCTGTGATTCTGCAAGTGCTGGGATATTCGCAACAGGCACAAGTACATTGCTGTCTAATGGACAGTAGCCACTAGCAACAGCTTTATGGGCAGATAATTCACATGCAGCTAAATTGGTGCTTAGATTGGTGATTTGCGATTCAGGTAGTGCAGGAATGTTTGCCACTGGCACTAACTCATTTGCATCTAATCCGGCATACCCGTTAGCTGCACCTTTGTTTGCAAACTTTTCACAAGATGCAAGACTGGTACTTAGATTTGTTATCTGTGATTCGTTTAGGTTAGCTCCACTCCATGTTCCTGTGGTGATGGTACCTAATGTAGTGATTGATGCTTGCCCTACGTATGCAGCATCAATATCTATGTTTGGAGCAGCTCCCGAGCTAACGTCAATTCTTCCAGTGGTACCGTTTACTGTGGTGATAATTCCTTCGCCACCAGAAGTACTCCATGTGAGATTTGCAGTGTTGCCAGAAACAGTGTTGATGATTAACAAGTTGCCAGCATCTCCAATAGTTGATGGCATCGTGTAATTGACAGTCGCAGTTAATCCTGATGGTGAGGATAGTGATACGTAGTTGCTATTGTTGCTGTCTAATGCTAATTCAGCACAAGATACATTGTTCGCTCCAGTGATATTTCCACTCGAATCAATTGCAACTCCTGAACTCTGTAGAGTACCATTTACATCAGCAAACGTGGCTATAGCATCAACTACTGTAGTTTCTGATGACTGAGATGTGGAAACAACAATTGCTCCAGTTGCATTTTGTGTGAAGTCTATTCCGTTACCTGGAACTATCAGACCATTTAAGCTGTTAATTATCGCCATACCAACGTCCTTGTTGAAGAAAAATAATTATTTATAGATACTGTAATGCACCAATCACATTGACACCATTAACCAAATTGAACATAGTTTGACCAGATGGGAACCCCACACTGGCAAGAGTATTAGATAGCACTACCAAATCAAATGCTTGCGATACAGTGTTCGACTCCAAGCAACATTGGTTCACCATACCACCTGCAAGCAATGTTCTTCCAAATCCGCTAGTAACCGCAGCAGCTCCAGCGCCAATAATTATCTGTTGTCCAGGATTTTGGAATATATATACGTTGGCACCAGTTTGATTAGCAAAATGTATAGTGTCGCCTACGTTTAGGTTGGATACACCAGTAGGATTAACGACAGAAACACTACCAGCAACAATTGCTGGTGGCAGAATAAATGGCACAGTGCTTCCCGCGATATTTTGAACCGTATATCCGTAATTAGTGTTCATCTGTATAGGAATGTTTACGCTAGCATCATTGCCATCAAAGTTGATGGTATATGCATTAGCTCCAGCGGTAGCATCTGCTAAGGTGGAATAAATGCTGAATGTTGTTGGTCGCACTGAGATAATCTTGATGAAGTAAAATGCAGCAGTCTCAAGTCCAGGATCAGGATAAAGATAGGTGTTGATTATGTTTGCTGCAACCGCAGGAAAAGTACCTGGCAAGTCACCACCATTAGCACATGTAAACATTACGGGATATATAGCTCCAACAACCGCACCAGGAATATCAGCGGTCAATGTAGCGTTGGGATTGCTGAAATCTGTGATTGAAAATGCAGTATTCTCAGTAGTAGTTACCGTACCAATGACAGCACTAGCAGAATTGCCCATGCTATTCAATGCAACTGTTTTGTAGTAGATACTTGAGCTCTCTACGTAGAAAAATCCTTTGCCGTTTGGCAATCCAGTACAATCGGATATGTAGAAAACGTCATTCACTGAAACCACAGGAGCAACACTCCCAAAGTACTTAGGGTCTGATGTGATCGCACCAAGTGTATCTACACTAGAACTGTATGTGTGGATTCTTGGTGCAACCTCATTGGCACTATATGTACTTAGATTCAACCCTTGTGCAGCAAATGACATTTTCTTACATCCTTATGTTCGGTTTATTTACCTTCAATGTTTCTGGAAAAACTAGACAATATCAGATTCATTGCAGAATATCTTGAAGAAACCACGATTATCTACAACCGTTGCTCCTGCGAAGAATAATCCGTTAACGAACCAGGTAGTTTCTCTTGGTAAATAGCTAACCTCGGTACGCATGTCTTGTCCGATCGCCATACCAACCGCCATTTTGTGCCAAGCAAAACAAGTGCGAACACTTTGATTTGGGTGAGCAACAGTAGCTGTATCGTTCACTGGTAGGATATTCACTGGTAAACCGCCCTCAGTCATTGATGGCAATGTGCGAACATTCATACCTAACAATTCTTTGTAGTTTAGCGAACCATCAACTACAGCATCATTTGATGTGTAGAATCTGCTGATGATACGTTGATCGTTTAGCAAATTACGTAAATTATTGCCAGACATTGCTACAAATCTTTCACCAACAGGTACTGCATCTTGATCAAAGTACTGCACAATATTGCGCAACTTTGAGTAAGTCATGTTGGTTGTTCCATCGTTAGTTAATGCACCAGCCTGAGTCAATGTCAACGATCCGGTTGCCACATCAGGTGTAGGAGACGTAGGATCAACATTTGTGTTTGTGGTAGCAGCTGTCATAGCATCAAGGATAATTTGATCGCTTCTGCGGCCAATTGCCATAGCAACAACCAACGCCAATTCTCTTTTGGTATCGAAGTTTACTGTAAGATCTTCAATACTGTCCACGCCTGTACCAGCGGCATATTTGAGTAATGTGGCGATATATCCAGTGAAAGTAGCATCTTGAATACTGATAGTATTTTGGTATGCAACCTGGTTAGCAATTACTTGTCCAACCTTCCTGAATTGACAAGTGTTACCGATGATGTCGGTACGTAGTCTCACTGCGTCACGTAATAGAAATCCACGTGATCTATATTCTACCTTGACGAGCGCATCGAATTCTGTTTGTTGAACATTGGTTAAACTAATACTCATGTGATGTTGGCCTCCATGCCAAAAAATAAATAAAACATTTCCCGTACTAGATTTTCTCTAATACATGTTTGTTTCACTATCTACCCTTCCATGGGTCATCGAATTCAGAGTATCTTCAAGGGCTACATTTTTCTGGCAGTAGGGTTTCCATTCCTGGGCCTATTTGCCATACTAGATACAGATGGTCCTTTCGGGTCTGCTCGTACATGAGTATCCACATCATTGTTTGATGCGTGATAATCTAGTATAGCAGTTTTCAGGAATTCAACATCCTTGCTGAACTATTTATTCGCAACTGCAAGGAAATGCGTAAGGCTTTCTTTCAGTATACTCAGCTCGCTTGCCTTTGTTGAATTCAGTTGTTGGCCGAATATATCCCATGACGCGAGTGTACACTTCGCATGGTTGACGTTCGGCATCACACAAACCAACACTAGCAGCTTCTTGCGGTTGCTTATTCATACTTATTCTTTTCCTGAGCTCATCAATTGCGAGAACTTTGCTGATATTTGTGCTCTATATGCAGGGTCATTTTGGTACCTTGGATAATTCGCATACATCTCAGCTTCAATCTCAGCCTTTGATATTGGACTAAATGCTGGACCCTTCTGTGTGTCAGCAGGTATTTTTGCTAGCGTGTTCATGTGCAATTGACGAACCTCATCAAGCATCAACACTACCTCAGCACGCACTGGCAACTTCTCCAATGCTTTAGCAGATTCAGGTGTCAGATTGTTCTTGATCCAGTTCTGCAATGTATTTATTTTTTGCACGCCATCTGTGCCAAGTTTTGCAATTTCATCAGATGTGTTTGGTTGTTTGGATTTGTCGTAGTCGATCAATGTATTGATCACTTTGCCAAATGTTTCTTGCTGGATCTTGTTTTCTTTTGCATAGATAACGAAATCTTTGATGTGGTGATTTTCTTTATCTATGTATTCTTGGTTTTCACCAAAATCATATTCCTCTGGTGCTGGCCTCAATGTGCCTAGCAATTTCTGTGCATCCTTGTACGCCTTAGCTTGCTTAGCCATCACATACCCATATTTTTCTTCCAAGTATTCGGGGCGGGCACCTACTCCTGGCACACCTTCATCTACGTACCACTGTGGTGCTATAGCTTCTGGCACTATCGTAGTTGTTTCGGTGGATACATTACCTTCTGCAACACCAATATTGGCTAAGTTATCTTCCATGAATTATCTCTCCTTATTTGTCCACTTTAGGTTTACATTTTCTTCGGTGCATTGAGTCTGCACGTTTGTCTTTGCTCTACTTATCTTGTCGTTGTAGTTCCGCTAATGCGCCTCATATGCGCTAATCCGTTATCTTTCATTCCGCGAATTGCATCCTTGTAGCCTTCCCAGTACATTGCTAATTTGTCAGCAGCAGCATCTGTAGGTAGGAATTTTGCAGGAATAACAAATCTATCCATGTAGATTTCCATCAGTTTTTTTCCAGCTGGTGAAACAATAAATATTTCCCAACACAGTGATTGCAATTGTTCAGCTTCTTTGTGTCCATCTCTGGATTTTTCGCGGTAAAGTTTGTATGCCTCTGGTTCTTCTGGCATGATCAATGGATTGAAATATTCGCCACTATTGTGAGCCACCGCCACCTCCTTGCTGTTGCTGTGCTTGAGCTTGCTGTTGCTCCATCATCATCATTTCTTGCTCTTGCTGTTTCTCTGATTGTTCACCAAAGAATCTAGCTAATTCTTTTTCAGGAATAATTGGATCGGAATCCACACCCATCTTGTTTGCGCTCCAATGAGCAAATCTTTCTGGCCTCAGGTTCACTATCGCATTTTCAGCACCTTGCACACCTTGCATCAACTGGAACCACTGAATAAATGACTGCACATCTTGGCTTCCCTGTGCGACAACCAATGGTGACTTGTAGCTAAGTTTGATTGCTCGATTGTCTACCATGATTTTCTCAATCAACCCGCGAGCTTCTAGTATGTACGCAACACGCTTCAACACTTTGCTAAGGAACTCATTTTGCAGACGTGTAAACGCGCTGCCTATTTCTTCTGCTAAATTCTTTTGTCGGAACATTAGCTCCGTAGCGGTGCGAATAGGAGTGTCTTGCACTTGTCCGATTGGATTAGCAAATAACAATGTATTTATTTGTTGACGCAAATCTAACGCTAATGTCTGCGTGAACTGTGGAGGAGATGTGTCAGGAAAAGGCTGCAACGGCCATTGACCATTAGCATTTGGAGCAACTGGTATTACCGAGTTAGCTTCCAACCTCATGGTGAATGGATTAAACACACCATCCGAATACGCCATAATTGGTTTAGCTAAATTGAAATTCGCCGAAGTCATTTCTAATCGCATAAGTTCATTAAGTGACAAAATAGCTGGAAGCGCATCAACAACTACTCCACGACCATGCGTTTCATTATTTATTTTGCTCCATCGGAAAACTATCCATGGAGATGATTCTAACCATTCATCAACTATGAATTCGCTGCTATCGTTCTCAGAAAAAACTATATATCGATATTTTTTCTTAGCAGGATTGCCGGGAAAAAATATTGTGCCCTCAACTAATGTTTTCACAACAGCATTTGGATCTTCTTCATATTGCGCTAACATGGTAGCTGTGAATTTTGCTGTGGGCCACAATTCAAACACATCTTCCATGCGAACTTCATCCCACCATCTAAAATTAGTTTCAAGAGTATTTGTGATGGTTTCTTCTATCGCAACTCTAGCCAATGGCACACTATAGAATTCCAACGGATCGTCATCAGTTTTTCCAGGATTGCAAATCAAACAGCCTGTGCCTATTCCGAGATCGAAAAATGATTCTGCAACGCACACATCGAAATTGCTTTTGCGTAAATAGTAATAAATAGTTTCTGAATATTTTTGTAGAGCTTTGTTTAACCCTTCTTTAGCTTCCTCAGGAACAGTTTCACCAGCTTCAAATAGAAACCAGCGAGATTGTGTTGGACACAAACCAGACTGCATCTTGGAAACAAAATTGCGTAAGCCGCTTATCGCTGTAGTGTCATACACACGAGAGTTCTTCATGGCTCCTTGATATTGAGAAGTCCAATAGTACATGTTGCGTGATGGTATTGTGTAGTGATAACACGCTTCAAAAAGTGGTGCCCACATGTCCGCTTTTGTGCGAGCTTTTTTGTATCTGCGTTTGAGTTGCTCTAGTTCTTGTAGCATTAGCATCCTTGCTATTGTTATTCGATATCGAAGTCATTATTTTCAAATAATTACATTTGCATTATCTGATGATCAATGTCCTAGTCTACCGTCGTTTTCATCACCAAATATTGCTCCACTTCTGGCACGATTAGCTCTTGCTAGCCCACGATTATGTCGACCTTGTTGCTGTGCATGTTCGTGAGCTATTCTTGCTTGCTCACTATTAATTCGTGATGATTGTTCGTTGTACATGTTTTCAGCATTTTTGTGATATGCTTTCATGGCTTTTTTCCCAGCATGTTGTTGATCATATGAATTGCCAGCAAATAACCCCATAGCAGCACCTTTTGCCGCACCAGCAACAGCAGCAGCAGGGCCTCCCGTGATGAAACCAATAGCTCCACCAATTAATCCACCAGTTATTTTTCCCGCAGATTGTCCCATGATATTTATCCTTCTCTATTGCTTAATATGTATCCCATAAATTATTACTTTTACTTCTGAACGCGGCACCACCCTTAGCTCTTATTGGTTGAGACATCAATGAAGATGTGCGCTGCCTTCCACGTCCAATACCACCTTGCTGTGCTTGACGATGCATAGGTTGGTTATCTTGTATTCCTGAAAATCTTTTAGTGTCCAGCAATCCTGTTTTCTCTCCTAGCATCTTCATTCCTATCAATCCAGCACCAATTGTGCCCATGATTGGATCGTCCTTATTGAGAAATGTTGAGGCAATGAAACTACTATCAGCACTCCAAATATTTTTCATATGTTTGTTTTTATTGCGATCAACTGAATATTCTTGTGCTTCTTTTCCATAAGCATAATCATGTGCTTTTGCAGCACGGTCTAATGAATTTATTGGATCTGAATCTTCCAATTGATTGCGTAAATGTAATTCTGTACCGGGTCCTACAAAACTGTAGCCCTGAAATAAATGTCGTGGATCTAAAGAACGAGCATGACGTTCTTGGCCATACTTGCTAGCTGTGAAAGGCTTCATCATCGTATCAAATGCACCGCGACTGTTGCTGAAAGCAGAGTTGCTATCAGCGGAAGATGAGGTAGTGCTAGCACTATCCCCTCCACCCAATGAATTTGCTGTGCGTGAACGCTTAGATGATGTGCTAGTGCCAGCATCAGCTTTGTTGCCAGATGCAGCATTGG